CGCCCATCCTCTGACGGATTCCGCCGCCGCCCCGAGCGATTCCGGCAGCTTCCCCGCCGCCTCCGCGTTCTTCGAAACAGCCTCGCTCCCCGCGTTCAGAGCCGCGTTCACCTCGTTCTGCGCCGCCGCCTGCGCTTCGGTCGGTGCGAGGATTTCGGCAAGCGCGCCCCCGAGGGAGAGGAACGCCCCCGCCGCCTGGCCGATCCGCGCGCCCAGCTCCTCGTCGAAAGGCGCGAACAAAGCCGCCGTCCCGTCCGCCGCGGAGAGAAGAAGCTCGCTCCCCTCCCCGCCGAGTACGGACAGCACCGACGTGAGCGCCCCGGAGATGTCCGCCGCCCTCTCCGACAGCCCCTCCGCCGATCCGCCGAGGGAGTCCCCCAGCGACCGGAACAGCGCGCCCGCCTCCTCCACAGACTGACGGAATCCCCCCGTGTCGAGCGTCAGCGTCGCCTGTAATTCGTATATGTTCATCTCATCCGTCTCCTTCCTCCTCCGCGCCGACGATCCGGATCCCCGCCGAATCCCTCAGCCGCGCGAGCGTGTCCGCCACCGTGCTGTCCGGCCCGTTCCCGGTTCCCGCGCCGCCAGAGGATTTACCTCTGCGCGCCGCCGGGATCCCCTCGATCCACCGCCGCCGGAGCGTCTGCCCGCCCCCGATCCGCGCCGCGTTTTCGCAGATCAGCTTCGCCGCGTCCGTCAGATAGACCCGGAACGAGAGCTCCCGTTCCTCCTCCCTCAAAAGCGCCGGCGCGACGTGCCCGAGGAAGGACAGGGACGGGAGCCCCTCCCGTTTTCCTAAGCGGCAGAGGAGCCATTCCCTCCGTTCTCCGCTGCCGCAGAACCAAAAAGCGCGCCGAATCCCGGATCCTTCAAGAGAGCCGCCAGCCGGGAGGGGACCGAAGCCGCCGAGAGCCGCGCCCCCTCCTCCTCCGGTGAGATCCCGTCGTCCAGCGCGAGGAGCCGGAGCACGGCGCCCCCGTGACTTCGGAGAAGCCGCGCGGCAGCCTCGCCCGCCGTCATGCCCTCCCTCAGTTCCGAAAGAAGCTCCCGGTCGTCCGCCAGCTCGCCGAGGATCCCGATCAGATCCGCCGCCAGCGCGAGAGCCTCTTCCCCCCGCGCCTCGGAAAGCCGTCCCATCTCAGTTGCCTCCGTTCTCCGGCGTCCCGGGCGTCAGCCAGATCTCGAAGGGGACCTCCCTCTGCGCCGCCACCGACCCGTGCGCCGTGAATTCGAACGCCAGCTTCGCCCGGTCTCCGTCCGCCGTCTCGAGGGAGAATCCGCCCGTCGAGAGCGCGTTTTTCAGCCGGATCGCCGCCCAGCCGCCGTTCTGCTCGCCGTTGTATTCCGAGTAGTCCCCGACGATCCAGAGGTCGTGAAAGTCCCCGTCCTCCAGATCGAAGCGCGGCGTCACCTTATTGCCGGAGACGTCCGCGGCCGCCGTCAGCTTTTCGGCCAGCCCCGTGTCCGCCGTCACAAAGGTCCCGGACGCCTTCGCCTCCCATGAGACGAGCTTTTTCAGCTCCTTCATGTTCTTCGGGCAGTTGTCCACCTTCTCGCCCATGTCCGCGTAAACCGGAGCCGCGGTGAACGCGATGCCCCCGGTCGTCGCGCCGAGAATGTCGTCGTTGCGGAGCACGCCGGTCTCGGGATTGAACGCCGAAGCGATCACCGCCGCGTTCATCACCATCCGCCGGAACGCGTCCGCGGGAATCTGCGTGAATTTCATATCATGACCTCCCTATCATGTCTCATACTGTTTTCGTTCTTTGATTACCGGATCGATTTTCCATATCAGCCCGACAGGTCATTCCTGACCTGTCGGCGGAGGAGTCGCAAATGCTCCGCATTTGCGGATTTTGAATTCCGATTGCATCGGAACCGGCTTTCTTTATCAGCTCGAAGGGTCATTCCTGACCCTTCGGCGGAGGAGTTGCAAATGCTTCGCATTTGCGGATTTTGAAACCCGACTTCGTCGGGGGAGGAAAGAAACGCTACGCGTTTCTGGATTTTATGTCCCTACGCGGGACGGGCGGCACGGGGGACACCAGCTCATGGCCGCCCAAGCTTCGCTGCGCGAACTTGGTTTCCCCCCGTGCGGAGGTTTTGAGTTGCTTGCAACTCGGTTGGCCGAGGAGCATAAGCGTAGAGCTCACCTCAGAATCGAAAGCTCGATTGTACATTCCAATCCTCGCGCGGACTATGTTGCGTCAGCCGAAACATGCGATGAATTCCGGCTTCACCGAAATTCATCGGTTTGCTCTGCTGACGCGCCGCAAACAGCGATCGAAACGCGCATTGGAAACGGGAAAACGCGCGGTCGCGGTTTAACTCCTTGCCTCGCCCTTTGGGAGAGGTGGCGCAGTCGAAGACTGTGACGGAGAGGGCCGACGCACACTCCATTCTTTCTTCAAGCTCTCAAAAGAAGGTTAGCCCCCCTCCCCCCGCTTCATCTCCCGTACATCCTCGCCGTCACGCGGAAGAGGATCCGGCGGAGAAACGGATCTTCTCCGTCCCCGAGCCAGCTGACAAACGGCGTGTCCCGCCTGATCCAGAGTCCGCCCTCCTCCACCGGGAGATAGATCCCGCCGGGGGGAAGGGCCTCCCCGATCCGCGCCGCCAGATCCCGCGCTTCCTTCCAGCCCGGGGAGCGGACGAAGAGGGAGGCCGACAGCGCGACGCCGTCCCCGTCCCCCGTCCCTTCCCCGTACCGGTACGAGATGCAGGGATAACCCGGCGGATCCGCGTTCGGAAACGCCCCCTCCTCGAAGCACGGGATTCCGAACTGCGCCCAGAATCCGGCATACGCCTCCGCCGCCGTCATGCTCCCGCCTCCTCTCCGGATTCGACCGGGGGCGGTCCGCCGATCCTCTCCGCCTCCGCCGCGGCCAGAGCGAACGACGCGCCCTCCGGCGTCCGGGAGACCTCCCCCGAGATCCGGAACACCGCCCCGTCCGATTCCCGCCGCACATAGGCCCCGTACCGGATCGGCGCGTCCGCTTCCGCCGTCAGACGGTATCCCCCGCCGGGAAGACGAACGGGACCTCCCCCCGCTTCCCCCCGCCGGAGAGGGACCGCCGCCCCTAAAAAGACCGCGCCCTCCGAAAACCGCGCCTCACACCCGCCGAACCCGTCCCCGGCCGGAGAGGATTCCAGCACCCGGAACGGCTCGGCACAGTTCTCCCAAAGTCGTTTCATGCTTCCCTCATACTTTCCTGTACGCCCGGAGTCTCGCCGAAAATCCGAGCCTTTCGTCCCGCCAGTCGAACGGAGCGTCCCCGGCGTCCCCGCGCACATATTCGTACCCGCCGAAGGACTCCGAGCGGAACCCGGATCCCGCGTTCTCCACCGCCTTTTCGAGAGAGCCCCGGGCCGCCTTCTCCCACGCGTCGATCTCGCGGGCCAGAGCCACGAAACCGGGCGGGGGAGCCATGAGCCACACGGCCCCCTCGAACACTTCGTCGCGCAGGCCGACGGCGGGGTAGCGGTAGACCCCGTCGCTGCCCGTCGATCCGATCACCCGGATGTACTGCCCCGGCTCGGCTCCCGGGACCTCCCCGAGCACGCCCCCGCAGACCGAGAACCGCCCTCTGACCGATTCCTTCACGAACCAGTTGCGGCAGACGGCGCACAATTCCCCGACCGTCATCGCTCAGCCCCCGCCTCAGTCAAAAGCGGATCAGGCCGCGGTGACCGTGCCGACCACGACGCCGTCCAGACGCTCCGCGAAGAGCGCGATCCCGGCGGTCACGGTGTCCTCGGCGGTCATGCGCTCGTAGTTCGGCTCCTCGTGGATCCCGATCAGACCCGTCGCGTCGGAGGTGAACGTGAACGCTTCGCCGAGCCCCGCTCCGTTCACCGGAATGTAGCAGAGCGTCAGGTTGTCTTCCACCGTCGCGTAGAACGTCCCGGCGGGCACCGCGGTCGTCAGGATCACCGTGCCGAGGCCGAGAAAGCTCTTGAGCACCGTCAGCCCGAAGGTGCGCACGGCGGAGATCTGCGCGGACGCCAGCCAGTCCGCCGCGTCCGCGGGATTCACGAGAAAGACCGTGCCCGCCCCCGCGTCCTCGAACAGAGCCGCCAGCTTGCCCCACGCGTTCGCCAGAGCCGCCTGCAGTCCCGCGCCGGCCGCGGTCGCCGTTCCCTGCGCCAGGCAGGCCGCGAAGTCCGCCCGGATGCTTCTCTGTACGTCCGCGAGCATCGCGTCGGTCGCCATGCCCACCGCCTGATCGTACCCGCGCTCCACGATCGCCTCGGCGGACGTGGACTTGCGCCACTTTTTCAGGGTGATTTCGCCCAGCGTCACCTGCGCGGTGGAGTACTTCGAGAGCGGGATCACGTCGCCCTCCGCCACCGTCCCGGGCTGCAAGGTCCCGGTCGCTTTCGTCGCCTTGATGACGGAGCCCTCGCGCTTCGCCAGCTTTCTCGTGATGCCGAGCAGCTTCGTCAGCTCGCCGAGGGACGACGCGAACCGCTCCGCGAAGTCCACCTCTCTCACTCTCGCCAGATCCGCCTTTTTGATCAGATTGGTTTCAGCAGCCATGATTCAAATCCGTCCTTTCATGAATTGATGCAGTTTTAATTTCTTCTTTCCGTCTTCGCCTTACAGCCCGAATACCTCCGGGTGTTCCGCGATGGCACGCCGGCGTTCGGCCCCGTCCCGGATCGAGAGGATCTCCTCGCGCGACGGCGCGCCGATCCCCATTCCGAGCGGGGGATTTGCCACCGGAACGCCCCGTACGCCCCCCGCTTCTTCCTGCCCCGGGAGAGCGCGGCCAGCCTGAGTCTGAGCTTGAGAGCGGAGCCGGAGCAGAGCACGCAGGGGACTGCCCGACGCGTCGGAACCTGCCGCCGGATCTTCCCCGAACAGCTTGTCCAGCGCCTTCCGGGATTCCTCCGTCAGCCTGCCGTCCCCGTCCGCTGAGAGGATTTCGCCCGTTTCGCCCGCCGTCTTCATCCCGCGCAGGCAGAGCAGGGCGAGATCCGACGCCTCCCCGTCGAGACCGCGGCCCGACAGATACCGGTGCAGAGCCGCTTCCCGGATCCGTTCCTCCTCCGCCTGCCTGTGCCGGGCTTCTCCTTCCTTCATCGCCGCGACTGCTTTGTCCCGTTCCTCCTCCGCCAGCCTCCGCGCCTCTTCCGCCTCCGCCAGCTTCCGATCCCGGTCCTCCGCACGCGGATCTGCCTCTTCCGCCGTGCGCACAGCAGGATCCTCCCCCGCCGTTTCCCGCAGTTCCGTGTTTTCCGCTTCGTTCATTTCGCGTCTCCTTTCTTTCT